TACGTTAAATTCTGTTCTGTCACGAATACGTACTGCTTCACCGCCAACATATCTAACAAGAGCAAAGAACTCTTCTGGCTCTGAAGCTGTTGCAAATGTCACTAGCTTTGGTACTAACTGAAGTCTATCAGCGCCTGGTGCATTCTCGTTATTAAATCCTGATGCGTTATCAAGAAGTGTCGTATCTTGGTTAGAGTTAATTAAGTTTTCTGCGATTGTAAATCCAACAGAAGATGCGCCTGGAATATTAGAGTACTTCGATACAATGACAAACTGGTTGTCTACAAAGATGAAGTGACCTTTCTGATACACAACACCTTCTTCACATGAAACACCAAAAGATTTACCGGCATGGGCTGCGACGGTAGCTACTGTTACGGATTCAAGGATTGTTCCTGATGAGTTCTTAATACTAAGAACCTCACCCTGAGAGAATTGTTTGACATCAGTGGCACTGGCGCCCGCCACAGTCGTATCATCAAAGCCAATGTAGCTGATGAAGAAAGTTTTGAGATCGGGATCCTGAGTTTGGAAACCATTTTCGCCTAAGATAATTTCAGCAACAAGACCAGTTGTGTTACCTGTTGCAGTGAAAGTAGCTGAGTCAGTTTGATTGTAAACACTTGGGTCAGTGAAACCAGTTGTATCATTCAACTTCACATAAGAGATATCTGGACGTGAAGTGATGTTGATACCACTAATGACGGTACCTTCTTTGTAAACATTCGAGCCAAATCGCTCGACCTGTTTCTGTAGAATGGTTTGAAGTTGTGTTAACTCACGTGCTTGTACGGCTTTTGCGGGCTTAAACAGAATACGGTTAAACTGTTTAGCTTCACTAAAATCGTCATAGTACGGATCAACATTTAAGTCTGTATTAATGCCCATGTATTATACTCTTTTCCTAGAAATCGAAAATAAATTTAATTTTTTCTTTACGTGTAGCTTGTCTCTGAATAGCATCGAAGTCTACAAAGTGTAGGACTTGTCCACTATACGGAGAATATTTGCCGTACGTAACGTCTGTACTAGCATTATTTATAGTAAGTGTACTAGCTGTTGTCGTAGACAAGTTAGCTTTTACTAAAATGATGCCAGTCTGAAATGTGTTCTTGAAGTCTCCATAATAATCCACTAGGTGAATCGTTGTGTTACCTCCAGAAAAAACACTTTCATGAATTCTCGCTGTTATTGTTTCGTTGTTAGTGGTATCTAATGCAACTGTTTGCTGAACATAATGTCCTGCTATTGCTGTTGCTGTGTGATCGCCACTAATTACTATTGAAGTTCTGTTGTCAAATTGTGTCGGGAAAGTAGAGTCAGTGAAAGAAGGATTCTTTATTAGCCCGACTTTAGTGTATGTGTTCGCATCTGGTATTGCTACATCTTCTCCCGAGAAGTTTGTAATAACTGCTAGTCTACTCATTCCTAATTCAGAGATCATATCTGATCCATGACCGCCTGTAGGCGAAACTACACATCTTAGAGTAGCGGCTTGCGCTGGCGTGTAGTTAGTCGCTACCGCAGTAGGTAATGCGAGTGTAGCAGTAGCAAATTTATACTCACTGCCTTTGTTCTTGAATGCAACTCTTTGTAATGTTCCGAATTGATCGATGATGCCATACGCAACACAAGGAGTACCAGTTGATGTACTTCTCGTCACACTAATCTTAGGAACAATTTGAAACGTGTCGTTCTTAAATAAATTAGGTGAGTTACCGTCAGTTGTGTTGATCTTCAAATCGATGTCTAGGTCTGGACTACTAGGAGTCGAACTACTCAATACATCATATACAGTCATAGCTCCATTGCTGTTTGTCTGTAGCAAGTACATGTTCTTGTAAGCATCGTTACCTGTATATAACGAGAAGCCAGACTTAGGAGTTGCTCTGACTCTAATGTCAGCGACATTTGGTGAAGTAGCTGATTGAATAATACTTTGAAAGGACACTGTGCTTGAGTCAGTCGTATTAGTTGCAGGTCCAAATCTATACTGCTGAAACAAATTAATCTGCGTGTCTTCAATGATAATCTGAGAGATGTCTTCTTTAGCGGCAGAAATTACGCTAGTGTTTCCGTAAGATGGATAAGGTAAAGGTAGACTGTCATTAGTTCCGAATACAGTATCATCTCCTGCGGCAACAGTAAACAAATATTTCCATACGTATCCGTCTCCACTAAAGATTTGCTCGTATGAATTCGGATCAACACCAGTGAAAGAAGGAGTTGAAGTTGACGCAGTGCCGTTATTATTTTCAAGGCACTTAAATACTTCGTAGTCGCCTTCGCTATTTGAAACAGTCACAATACTATTAGTCGTTAATATATCTTGAGTGTCATCAAAGTCATCGTAGATTGTGCCAGTTAGCCAAGCGTTCTTATGAAACATGTATCGAATATTATCTTCTGTTACTTTGTTGCCAAAGATAACTCTTCGTTGAAAGTCACGCTTCTCTACTTGAGTATTTAAAATTGTATTTGTCTTGTCAATGCTAGAACCCATGATATAATAAGATGCGACAGGCAGATTTGTAGCTAGTTGACCTTCTACGATATCCTGAATCTCAGTCTTTTGAGCATTAGTTAAAGTAACGCCCGCTTCATTGGCAACATACGTATTCAAACCCGTTAGAAAGTTTGCCGCAATCGTTTCGTTCTTACTAGTAAAAGTAGAGAACATCTCTTTCGTTGTCTCTACTTTAAAATTTTCTGTAATGATCTTTGCCATTATATTACCTTAGGTTCCTATCGATGTTGTTACAGCATTCGATGCTGTCTGATCTAGAGAGACTAATTCTGTGTGTAGCACCTCTGACGGATTGTTTTCTGTCATCATATTCTCTGCTGTTCCTTCTGTCACATAAGCCTCATCAGATAAATTCCATACTTGAAACTCAACGTCAAGCGTACTGTCTAAATTACTATTAGTATTTATGAGAGGGGAGCCAAACACTTTCGTACCAGCTACACCTACCGTATCTTTAATCAACGTATCATACTTATCAGGATCAATGATCGTAGAGATATCATAAGAGTACTCTTGATAATAATCGTTATCATGTAGAGCCTTTGTACTATCACTTAAGAAAGAAGTACTTGAACTCCACTTACCTTCTGTCGTACCAGGTCCAAGAGTTCTAAGCGTTGCTGTCGCTACTGTCTGTCCAGCTGAGTTCTGAACATTGACTACTTCTTGATCACCGTATCTATATCCAGTATTGGTAACATTGATCGAATCAATTTGTCCTTGCTCATAACTTGCATCGCCTGAGATCACTGCATTCTTACCCATAGGCAATGAAGTGGAATCAGGTCGTACATTCGTAAGAGCATATAAGTTGTTCTTAATATTTATCTGATACGCTTCATCGAAATCATAGAAAGATAGTTGTCGGAAGTAGAAGTCGTTGCCTTCTCTCTTTAGAAATCTTCCTTTTGCTGTATATGATACAAGACTGTCTGTTTCGAATGACGGGTCTTCAATCTGTACAATCTGCGACACTGTATCACCTACTTCTAATAGAAAGTCAGGATTCGCAAACGTAAGAATAGCATCACGCTTATCAAATCTCGCAACGTCAATATATTCAATCTCGCTGAATACGTCATTGACAAAATTGAATCCAGAGTTTGTGATATTAATACCAGCGATAGATCCAATTGTGATTGCTTTTGATTCGAATGCATCTTTAATTCGTGTGTTGAGTGTTTCAGCATTAAAGCCTTGACTCACTAGAGTACCACTCATGCCATAGTTAGTCGCAACAACGTCAGTCACAGTACCAGAACCTGTCGCAGGACCAGTGGCAATAAATCTTGTGCCTATGTTATTATCAGCCGCACCAAAGTTTGTAAAGTCGGTTGTGCCTACAGTTTCAATCTCATAGATGCCTGGATTTGCCATAGCAGTCGCATTGATAATAATAGCAAGTTGCTTATCAGCAAAGTCACCAATGAAGTCTGTGATAACACGTACACTCTCTTGGTTATCAATAGTCGTTACATCAAATGTAGCAGTCGCATTATAAGCAGAGATAGTCGTTACAGGAACAGAAGCAGTTGCACCTACTTCGATGTTTACGTTTTCGCCTTGACCAAGAACATTAAACTTATGTCCAAAGCCAGCGGCATAGATAGCAGGCAATAATCGATCTTGAATCCAGTTAGTCTGTGCAGTCGTTAAACTACCACCAGTTCTATATGCTTCGAACAATGCGGCATCTTCAGCATTAATATATCGACTCGTAACAAAGTTATAACCAGAGTTAGATATATCACCTAGTCTATAGTTAGGTGAGAGTCCTTCTGTGTCACGATTAAAGATAGCAAGCATCTTAGCATTTACTGTAGAGTCACCAGTACCAGCAAGAGCAAGCTGATTCGATACAAACAAAAGAAACTCATCTCTAGTCTGATCTTCTGTCTTGAGGTATAGGAGAGGATGATTATATGCTACAACTCTTCCGCCGCCAACGATCACTGTACCAGTCGAGCCAGTAACAGATTCCGCCAAAATATGATCACCAGTATTTATCGCATCGACCTTACTACCCGAGACAATCACAACTTGATTTGAAATCAGAGTATCGTTTGAATCACTCGTAGGCAGAACTACGTATCCGAAGCCGCCATCTTCTAGTTCGAAGTCAATCTTACCTGTAGTAGTCGTTGATATAGTTGCGACAGTACCCTTAGCACTCGTACCAGTCTTTGATGATATGAGATTTACAGGATCGCCAACTTGTTGACCTGCTGTTCTGGATCCTTTATTAACGCTAACTTCACTAATAGAACCCGATACAAGTTTACCATAGTTCGTAGTATTACCTAATCTTGATACAGCAATGCCATCATCTGCAATGAATACACCTGTTAGATTCGAGAGATATACAACAGGCGTTAAGGCACCTGAGAAGTTCACAAAGATAATCTCATCTACGAATGCACTCGCACCAGATACGTCACCAGTGAGTTTATCACCACGCTGAATAGGATACGAGTCAACAGAGTTAACTGGCTTGAGTTCTAGATATCTTGCCCCACCCCATATAGAGTCAGAAGGCTTGAGTATAGCAGTCGAAGGATAAAAGACTTCAATGTCTTCGTCAAAGAACATACGGAACA